TCACTGTTTATAACATAATAAGTAGCCGCATATAAATTAGTTGCACCAGATACTTTAGCAGTATTAGTTCTACTATAATCACTACGATACATATCGTAAGTTGTTCCTGATGTCCATAATCTTCTAGTAACAACTTGTCTAGCATCTGAAGAATTAATTTTCTTCAACGCAATCATTGTATCCCAATAATTATCTTCTTCATCAAAGTTGTCTTTTGGTGAAGGTGGACTTGTATCCCATGTACTTTCAATATCAGTAGGATTGGGTAAACCAATAAAAGAATAATATGCGTTTGCGGTAGATGTTACCCCAGAAAGAAAATTCTTCGCATTTAGTATTCTGATTTGATCCGTTATAATTGCGGCCATTTTTGAAAGTTTTTATTTATTTATTAAGGATTAAGTATAACTCTTAGATTTAAGAGGATTTGTTCTTCTTATAATGAAAGAAGTAGAGATTCCAGTTAGATTATTTGTACCAATACCACTTCTTGTATAAGCAGTATAAGCATTTTCCTCTGATCTAGAAACAATAATTTTACCCCAACTGAAGGATCCTTGATAGTTAGAAGAAGTAATTCCAGAGTATGATCCAGAAACTTGACCATCAATCTTAGCAAATACCCGTTTAATATAGGTAAATCCTACACCCGTCACATTTATATATTGACCTTCGCAGTCAGCAACTTCATAAACATTGTCAACATATGAATGTCCGATTCCAATTGTATCAAGTCCACTATTTACCGAAGTAACTCTTGTAGACCCAACACCAACATTAGAATCATAAACCATAAACATAGCACCCGTAGTCAAACCACAAATTGTAACAGCAGTTCCAGTAAGAGTTGAGTCTCTTAGATAAGAATCAAGTGGAATGAATAAATCAAATACTAATTGACTTGAGCTACTAAGTGTAGTAGTTCCAAATCCAACAATAACACCAGAATCACCAGCATATGATCTTACAGTATCTGTTTCAGAAATAAGTGTAGGTGGGGAGAAAATTACCAAAGGAACGTCAGTTTGTGTATAACCAACTCCTGGATTAGTAATTGCTACTCCTGTTATAGTTCCTGCAGCACCAATGGTTAATGATCCCATTGCTTGTGTGGATGTGGAAACACCTGTAGTAGAAGCAAAACTTACTGTAGCAGTTGAGTATCCAACACCACCATCAGAAATTGTAACTCCAGTAACTGTTCCTGCTGTAGAAACTAATGCTGTTCCAGCAGCACCTGTTCTAGTTAATTGAGGAAGAATATCAATCTTATCCTGAATTGTGCTTCTTAAAGTAGCACTTTCATTTTCATTTGTAGGATCAAAGAATGGTCTTACGTTAGAAACAAAAATTATAGTAGATCCAATTCCAACACTATTAAGAGCAAAAGCAGTAGGATTTATATTAGCATTATAAAGTTCCCTATCTTTTCCTACCAATTCTTCATTAATAACTCTATCTTCAGTTTGTCTACACCAAACAACAGGTCTTAAGAGACTTTCATTTTCAGTATTACCTGGACCATAGTAAGGGACAGTATTTACTGTGTCGGTAGAAGTTACTGTGCTAACACCTCTTACATTTTCTCCCATGTAGAATGGTTCAGAACCATTCTCTATGGTCAAATCATCTCCTTTTTTAACTGTTTCAATAATTTCCTTAGATTTAACATCAATACCACCACTTCCTTTATAGAAGATGATCTTAGAGGTATCTCCTACCTTAGGAGCTTCTGTAAATGTTACATTACTACCACCAGTGAATTTATATCCCTCACCAGGAACTTGCATGATATCATTAATAAAGATAAGGATAACATCCTGTACATTAATTTTAGATCCCTTAGAAGATCTAATAGAAAGTGTATCTCCTGCTCTTTGTAATTGGAATACAGTTGTATTTCCATCAAACTTACTATCCCAATCATCTAGAGATTCTAAAGTTCCTAATGACCATCCAGTAAACTCATCACTATAAATTTGATCAATAGTCAACTCAAATGGATTATTAGTGAAGGAAGAAGTTGTTGGAATTCCAGTTGTTCCACCGAAAGGAACACGTAGAGTTTCTAAGTTACCATAACCATTACCAGAATTATTAATTTTAAAGTCTCTTACACTACCACCCAGACTAACAACAATATCAGCAGTAGCATTAGTACCAACTCCAGCAGCAGGAGTAGCATAATCTAATGGAATATTTGTATAAGACAGAGGTTCATCAATAACCACCTTCATTGGTTTAGTAATAGTTCCACCTCTAGCATAATTGTGAGGAAGAGTAGAAACTCCAGTATCAACAATGAATGAATAATCATCAATAATAGATAATACATTTACACCAGGTTCTGCTACATCTGTTCCACTAGTAGAGTTATTAACTGCTCTTGGAGCAATAATAACAGGTTGTACTTTTGCAGTTCCTACACCAGTATAGTGACTTAATACTGTAGAAATACCAATATTAACTTCAAACTCAGTAGTACTATTAACCTTAGTTACTACAGTACCATTATAAGTAGGATCACCCTCTCTTGGATACTTATGTCTAGTAGCATTACCATCCTTAGTACATGTAAATGTTAATGATTCTTTCTTAAGTTTAATATTACGACCAGTAGTAAGATTATGAGATCCAATAGTCATGGTCATAATACCAGTAGCTGCATCATAATCAGCAGCAGTAACATTATAGTTAACTTGACTAGAAACTCCAACATTTACAGTAACTGTATTAGCAGTTGTTGTACCACAAGAAACTGAGGTATTATATGCTGGATCGCTAGGTCTTGGATATGTGTGAATACTTCCATGTTGATCCATATCACAAGTAAATGCTAATGAATTTGGAGTAAATCTTACAGAAACACCTGCCTTTGTTAATGAATCAATTCCTGCTCTTACAAAGGTATGAACCCCAGTATTAGAAGAAGGAATAGAATCAAGAACCTGTACCTCAAAACTATTTGTAGTTACACCAGAGATTGATAACCACTTATTACTCTTAGGATCAGATGCTCTAGGATAAGTATGCTCAGTGCCATGATTATCTTCAGCACAAGTAAAGGTTAATGAATTATCTACAAACTTAATCTTATCTCCATTAGCAAATGAAGTTGCTCCTGTTCCTGTAGCTCCTGCCACAGTAACTGTCATAATACCTACAGTTGGATCATATACAGCAGTAGAAATTGTATGATTAGAAGATCCAGTAAGATTATGATTATTAACAAATGTTAGTGCAAGTTCACCAGTTGATGGAGTATAAACTGCATTAGAAACGTCATGAGGAACAGTCTTAGATGTACCAACATTAATAGTAACTGTATTGTCAGTAAGTGCAGTAATAGCAGTACTTCCAAATCCAACTACAGGATCAGTAGCACGAGGATATGAATGGGTAGAGGCAAATCCATCCATGCTACATGTAAATGATATTGCATTAGTAGCAAAGGAGACTCCTAAACCAACAGTAGTAGCAGATCCTACACCTTCTATGGTCATAACCATGTCACCAGTGTTTGCATCGTAAGTTACATCACTTGGAGTAGTTGTACCAATACCAACAATAGTAACTCCACCAGTTGTAGCACTTACAAATGTATGATCATATGCACCACCAGAAACAACTGCACTTTGTGCAATACCAATAAACTTATGTCCATAATCACCACCAACAATTACTGCTTCAGTTCCTGGTCCAACAAATGTATGAACGTATTGATCAAGTGCCTTAGCAGCAGTTACATTAATTGTAATCTTATTATCTTGTTTAATAAGACCATCTGCAGTTGCAGAAACAAATGTATGTGCGGATGTATTTGTAGATGGTTGTACTTCTAAAACTTGGACTGTAAATGCATTAACAGTAGTACTTGCAACAGATACCCAGCTACTGCTTAAAGGATCTCCAGGACGAGGATAAGTATGATTTGATGCATCCCCATCTTTAGCACAAGTAAAGGTCAATGAATTATCAACAAATCTAACTTTATCTCCTGCAACAAATCCATGAGCAGCAGATGTCACTGTCATAATACCTACAACAGGATCATAAACTGCATTAGTTGCTGTATATGCTGTACCATCCTTTGTAATAGGAATAGAAGTATTAAATACCCTATCTTTATTACGTGGATAAATGTGTTGATAAACACCACCATCTAAAGCACAAGTAAATGCCAATCCTGTAAAGATTGCAT